GTCCAGCCCTAGCTTCAGTTGCATTAGGCATGACAGCATTAGGAGCAGGCGGAGTTGCAGCAGGTATTGGTAACCTAGTTGGTAAATTATTAAACTTTGGCGGACCTTCTCCAATGGATCAAGTTATTGAACTTGGTAAACAGGGACAAGGAGTTAAGGCTGCAGCGGATGGTATTGCTGCTCTTGGACCAGCCATGAAAAGCTTTGCTGGTATTAAAGCTGGAGATATGGATGGTCTTAAAGCATTCCCATGGGATAAAGCAACTAAATTTGTAGCTGCAGGCGGTTCAATGGCTGTTGATGGTAATAAAGTATATAACCAATCAAAAGCAAATGAAGATAAGAAAGCTGAAAATGTAGCTAATCAGACAGGTGGTGGAGGTAATACTATGGTTAATGCTCCAACTACTATTTCAAAACAAACTCAAAACACTATGGTAAGAACATCAATAAGAGATGAAGATTCATCTGTTAAAGCTTACTATAAATCTAGGTACGCAAACGCATATTAAAAAAGGGAGCTTAGCTCCCTTTCTTTTTGTTACTCTTCTTATTACTCTTCGTCAGCTATTTTCTGAAAGAAAGACATTACATCTTCGTCATCATCATTAATTTCAGGAGCTTTTGCTACTGGAGCTGGAGCTGCTTGATATGATGGTTGCGGAGCCGATGTAAATGTTTTTGGTTCTACGATTGGCAATGGATCATTTGTTAATGATTCTGCTGTAGTACCATAACTTGAATCACCACTAAGTACTGAGTCAAGTTTAGCTTTAAGTTCTTCATAAGTCTTAAAGTTCTTACGATCAAGAAACTCTGTTAACTTATGTTGTGAGTTAACAACTTTTAAGATTTCCTCATCACTAGGTTTAACTGGAATTGGATCTGTAAAATTAGATTCATCATAGTTAGGATAACCTTCAACTTTACGCATACGTAATTTAAAGTTAGCACCTTCCCATAGATCGAATACATTAACTGGTTTCTCATCTTCAAATGTTGGTCTTGCTTTATTCATAATCTTATCAAAGATCTTTTTACCATATTTGAATAATCTAACTTGACCTTCATTTTCTGGATGTTTTGGATCAGAAACAATTAATACATTAGAGATATAATGTAAACGGCGTTTTTGTTTACGCGCAATCTCTTTGTTTGCTTCTGAGCCTGAGTTCCATAGTTTGGAATTAAGTTCTCCAACTGGATCATTCTCGTTTAAGGTTGATAGGGAATTCTCAATGTACCATTTGCCTGTAGGGCCTTGGAAACCATGTGAGAAGATTTTGACCCAAGGTAACTCATCACCTTCTGTTCGTGGCAAGAAACGGATTACTGCAGTTGCATTACCTGCTTTATCTGCTTCAAGTTTCCACATGCGGTCATCTTCAAATGATCGTGAGTCTGATTGGGGGTTTGCAACTTTTTCGAATGCTGAAGCAATCTTACCGAAATCGGAGTTGCGTTGTTGGCGTAACGTATTTAAGTCCATCGTATTTTCCTCGTATATAAAGTGTATTAATGTGTAGGATATAATATCTATCCATTTTTATTTATACATCCCACATCACAGAATGCATAAAATCTTTAAATATTTTCTGAATTTTTTCAGAGTCATATTTAACAAATCCTCTTAGTTTATCTATGCGCCTTAGTTCATCTTCAAGCAGCATAGATCTTGGGTCCTTTTTCCAATTATCTAGAAAGGGTATACCGTTTAAATTAATCATATGTAGGGTTTCAACAGATACCTGTTTACCCAGATACATCTTTAAAAGATGTGGATAGTTATTATCTAGGAAGTAAAACATTCCTGCCATATCCATCTTATTTTTTTCAACTTCTAATTCTATAGTACTTATATCACTGGCAAAGAGATGACTGACAGATTCTTTACGCCTCTTCCATACCAAATAATTCTCTTCAGCCTGATCCATACTATAAATCATATCATCATTACCATATGCAAAGTTAGCCACATAGAACTGAATGATTTCCTGATCTGAACTAAATTTAGATCCTAGTTTCTCATATAGATATCTGTCATTCCTTGCTTGGAATGCCTCAACAGAACCTTTTACATTACCTCTATTAGTAAACACATCAAACTTATCTTTACTAAAATGTAACTTTAAGGCAACATAATATCTAAATGCCTTAAAACCGTTCATATATCAAGAGTACCCTTTTTAGGTAGGTAATTTTGCTCAATCATATTAAGTTCAATTTTTTGTTTTAAATTCTTATTGACCATTGAACTAATATCTTCAGGATCGATAAAATTCTCATGACAATATAATAGAACCGCATCCATATGAGATATCTTCTTTTGAGCAACAATATCCTCAATATATAAAGAAAACTCATTGGTGTTTTTAAACATTTTAGGTTCCATTAAATAATTCCTAAGTAATACTCAGCTAGTTTAAGATCTTTATTTAAAGCAACATACTCGGCATATTTGTTATTATATGCACGCCATTCTGGGATATCTTGTTTGTCGACATTAGCATTTAACTTATCGTCAAATACTTCTAGGTATTCATCAAAGAAAGTATCTAATTCATGTTTCTTAGTTTCTAGATCTTCTTTAATGCTTTTAATCTTAGCCGAATCCCTACGGATGTAGAGATCGGAAAGGATATTGTTTAGTGCCATAATGTAAGTCCTCGCAGTTGTTATTAGTAAGACTATTATATCATAATTTTGATTTAATGTAAACAACTTTTTTGAGTGATTGGGGTGCCTATTTTTTAATGATAGGGACAGTAATGTCATCCTTTTGCTTATAATGAGTGATATAGATCACGCAGAGACTATCTAGCTTAAAGGTTGATGAATATACACATCGGACAGCCAAGGGGTCTATGCCCTTCTCAGATGCAAATTTAAGGCTATCTGACATCTTAGAAGTTTCATTGAGGGATATGTATAACCATGACAATACAATAACTATTGCAGTTAAAAATATTAGTATTGGTGTTGTAAAATAACGTTCGAATTTAGTCAATTTCTCCATCCTCCACTTTTACTTTAGTTTTTATTTTTCTTTTAGGCTTTTCTGTAACAATATTTGCCTTCTCTTCTTCCTTCTTAGCTTCTACTTCAAACACTTTATAACGTTTTTTAACACGTTCTTTAATTTGATCAGAGTCAAACCATAGTTCAATACCATTAAGAACCTTATCAATTTCTTCTTGAGTTAAGAATCCTTCATAAGCATCTTTTAATAGTTTCTCACATTGTTTGACTGTAAAGTCTGTATGGGCTTTTACTGTTGGAGTATTACCTGAAGAACCAAATGAAGCTGTATGGATCATAATATAAGCAGTATCAAATACATGAACGGCATGGCAATACATAGTAATAAGAGAAGCAGCAGAATGACATGCACCCATTAGGAATGCAGTCACTTCTGCTTGACAAGTTAGAATGCCAGAGATAATAGCTCCAGCAGAATCTAAGTTACCACCATTAGAGTTAATAAACAAATGAATCTTATCATTTTCACCAGCATTAACTAATAGAGATATAAGTTCTCTATACTTTGCTGGTTCTTCGATTTCACCGTCTAAAAAGACTTCATGAATTCGCGTAGTAGATTCTATTGTATTAATGTGGACAGAATTTAGTATTCCACTTAATATGTTCATTGGGTTTTCACCTGCAACTTGTGTCATGTTAACTCTTTCTATAAAATATATGATTCCCAATTTGTACTGTTTTACAGTACTTCCATTTAGGATTCACGTATACTGCATGGTAAAATAAAGCGCCTTTAGTTACATCAACCATATTTTCATAATTGATATAGGTATATAAAGCAACTTTCCTAACTTGATTATACAACTGTTTTTCTCTATCAGAATATCTATAATGTGTAGCCTTATCTCTTAAATTGCTATCACACCACCAAGTAAACTGACATGTATAAGCTGTTTTCATACGAACTACTCCACAAATATCTTGTGGGTATTCATTTCGTTCAGCTCTATTTAATGTTACTAGAGCTACAGCCATTTGTCCTTTAGTTGATTCATTACCAGCTTCAAAATAAATGTTTTGTGCTAGACATTCAACTTGCGTTCTTGCTTTTTTATTTAGGCTACTGTATGATACAGTATTTAATCCGTTGTCGACACCTTGTGTTCTTGCTGTACTCATACACAGCAAACTTAGTATAGCCAATATTGCGGCGAAAGTCTTTCTCATGGGGATATGCTCCTTACGATTAGTACTTAGCTTTTTATGCGCTTAGTATTATTATACTCTAATTGCTAATTAAAGTAAATATATTTTTTTGAATGATTGACGGAGGTCAATTAGATTGCGAATGAAGTTCTTACGCTTCTGTTGAAAAATTTGAGGTTGTTCATCGTCTACTCCTATTATTATAGTTAAGTCGGGGATTGAAATTCCAAATAACTCCTCGAACATAACCGAATATGCAGTCGCTTGTACAAAATAATCTTGTATATTATTTATATCTTTTGGTCTTTTGGAAGTCTTAAAATCAATTATTGACAAGACTCCATTATACTCTGCAATACAATCCACAGTACCAGCAACTTCTAGTTTATCTGAATATAACTTGCCTTCTAAAGCATGTATATTATCTATTTTATCCAATACTGGATGTAAAGTATTCCACATATCATGATCAAATATATCGATCTTTAATGGATTACCGAGAAAAAAGTTCTCTGCCAATGTATGGATACGAGTACCTCGGTCTGTAGCAACCTTAGATATCCGCTGCGCTTCCGCTTCCCCAACTCTTTTCTTCCAAGCATCTATACCAGGTTTTGGTAAATGCCCTAATACAGTTGTAACTGAAGGATATAGTTTACCTGATGGGACTTTGTATCTTCTTCCCTCTGGTAAATCTAGTCTTTCAATAACGGGAAACTCATGATGTATAAAGTTCTTCAATTATTTTTTATTCGCGTACTTTGCCTTTAATGTTGGCTTCTTTTTATGTTCTTTTTTAACTTCTGCTGGTTTAGCTGCAGGTTTTGTTTCTTTTTTGGAAACAGTCGTTTCCTTTTTTGAAACAGTTGTTTCCTTTTTAACTGGTTCTGCGCATACATATATGCTATAACTAATTAAACCAAATACTAATCCAATAATAATAAATTCTTTTGAATAATGCTTTAACATATATTATTCCTTAATAAAGTTAAACTTAACATCAGGATGTTTTGCAATTAAATCATCCCAAAACCTTTTCCACCTACTAGAATTATTAGCAGCAGGTTGAGGTAAAAATTCTCTGCTATAACTCTCTAAATTCTTATCATGGTTATCTGTAAAATAGGCATCGCATCCATAAATGTCGATGTCCTTATAACCTTTTTCTATTAGATGTATACATCCATAGATACCGCTTGAAAATTCTGTTTCTCTACTTATCATATCAATAAAGTAATTATTATCTAGTACCCATTTGCTTATTCCAACTTCAGATGCCATCATCCAAGATTGTTTGCTGAATAAAACTGGGCATGATATTAAATCTTTGTTCTTTGCCCATAATCGTATAACTTCTTCATCTAGTATTACTGTTGCATCAACTCTAGTCCAAGGTATATTACTTCCTATAAGAAAGTTGTAAACCTTGGATTTGTCATAGAGTTTTCTGCTAGGACCGTTACCCAATACAGCACTTATTTTACTATTATAACTCATTTAAGAATTAAAGTAAAATTATTAAGCTGTGAGAACTTCAATGGCATGATTATAGTGTTTAATACGGTCTTCTAAACCAATATATCCACCATTAATCACCTTTGTCATCCCTTTAATATCACCTGAATCAGCATATTTGTTTAGGTTGTTTTTATTCCAAAACCATAACGCTGAATAAAGTGATGTAGGTACATCGTCCGTTACTAGGTCAGGATCATCCATAACTGTTTCTGGATCTTCAAAAAAATCATTTGCAAATTTCCAGTAGTTATCTTTGCCTGTCAATTGAATTGGACCTCTACCTCTGAATTTATAACCTTCACCGCTATTAGTATCACCGTTACCCATACGATTTGCATATATTACATTAGCAATTAGTTCAGGTTTACGATGGTACGGAGTAGCATCTCTTCCAGCTCTAACAAAGTATTTTCCGAATAGTTTATTAAGAGCGTCTGAAGAGTAATTTAAGTTTTCAGATAGAATAGTGAAGTCGGCAGATTCATGCGCGCACTGAGCTACAAAAGCAGCTACACGAGCTGCAGTAGTTACTTCAAATTGAGGTAACTGCACAGTCATAGCTTCAAACCACTCAGACACATGCTTGTTACGAGTGAGAATTGCTGCTAGCTTTTGCTCAGTAAAATCGAATTCGAACGCCATTATTTTTTAGCTACCAATGCTGATACTTTAGCCCATGCTGCTTTAGCTAAAGCTAGTGCTTTATCAACGATTAACGTTGCATGTTGTGGATATTTAGCACCTAAATGTGCACCTACTAAAAATACAATAATGTTTGTTAACATTTGTTTCTCCTATTGTTTTATTTTTCTATATGATCTTCATATCTTAACTTAGCAAGAATATAATCCTTAACTAAGGAAGATCGAACAATGTCATCAACGGTAAATTCAATTCTAGTAAAACTACTCATATGCTGAGCAATATCAAAGAACTTCAATATACCACTAACGTCATTTTTCTTTTTATTCAAGTCAGTCTGGCGATAATCACCACACCAAATGATCTTAGATCGGTAACCAACACGAGTCATAACAGTGTCGATCTCCTCATAAGTCATGTTCTGCATTTCGTCGACAATAATAATTGCATCGTCAAAAGACATACCTCGAATAAACGAAGTTGATATAAACTTAACGTAGCCTTGTTCCTCAAGCCGTTCCCACGCATCTTTGCGACCAAAAAGAGTCTCACAGATTTGTCGGTATGGCTGTTCATATATTTCCATCTTCTCTGCCACGTCACCGGGAAGATGGCCCATATCGCGAGATTGTACTGCTGATCTCACAACTATGATTTTACTAAATGGGTTACTCTTATCTAATACTTCTTCAATTGCTTTATACAGAGCACAAAATGTCTTACCTGTACCTGCTACTCCATGTAGTGCTATGAAGTAATCACCAATTTTATATGCATCAAAGAACTTCTTTTGATTATCAGTTAGTGGATCAAACTTCTTAAGCTGTTCTTGCTTAATCCTTAATCCATTACTTATATGCTGTTGTGGTTGTTCTTGTTGAATGGTCTCCACAGTACCATTATCCCTTTTACGGGCCATTTAAGATCCTTAAATTTGTTTTGCGCTTTGGTTAAGTTGGCTGCCTGGGGTTTTTTCGTGGATTCGTTGAAGTACTTCCTTGAATCCTTGATCTGTTTTGCGAACTCCTAATCGAACTGGATCGATTAACATATTTGCACCAAGGACAGACTCAACGTTTGGGTTGGCTGCTAAGTACTCCTCTTTTGCTGAGATACTCATCATCTTTTCAAAAACTTCACCGGTATCTTTATTCTTAAAATCGTATAATGGCATTATATTCCTTTATTTTTATTTATAAAGGCAGGAACGTCTCTTTGCTTCCAGGAGAACATTCTTTGCTTTTCGCCATTATAGTAATTATGATAGGATTGCAATGAATTACCAGGTACCTTATACTGATCAGGCATGGCTGGAGTTGGATCGGTAAATTCTCCGTGCGGTAAATTATTTGGGAACCATTTTAATTCGTCTACCAAACCAATCTCTTGGCATTTATGGACCTTACCATAGCGATACGTATATTCAGTACATAATGCACTAAGTAAACACCATAACCAATA